AAACCATAATTAATATTGTAAGCGAGTTCCCCGCCAAAGTTTTTCAAAAATTCTTTGACGCTTTCATTGTGGTCAATATATTCAAAATATTCTTCCTGCGACATAATTACAACCTTCCTTGTAAAAATAAACTAAACTGCTTTCTAATAATATTATAGGAATCAGGAAAATATTGTTTAATTAATTTACTTCTTTTTTTATCAAACATAGCTTGTCCAATTTCCGCAAAAACTTCATCATAAATTTTATATTGATTTTGAGTCCAAAAACCTTCCAATCTAATACCAGGAGTTAAATTTATTCCCTGCTTTCCTCCTATTAAGTCTATTATTGGAAGGTATTCATATCTATTTTTACTAAATAATTTTAAGATATCAGAATTTAACAACTTCGTTTTTCCACCATGAGAAACTAATAATTTTGTAAAATCATTATTAAAAGCTTTCATAAAATCATTATCTCTTGAAAGTGGTTTTAAATTTTTACGATTCAATTCAGAAAAAGCATGAATGATTTCATGAATAGGAGTTGTTTTGTCATTAAAAACTTTTGGATTCAACAAACTTATTAATTTGTTATGGTAATAAGCTATTTCCTTCTCTTTACTTCCTGCTATAAAATTAAAGTAAGGTTTTTCCATCTTAGACAAAGTCTTTGTAAAAATAGCTTTCAAAGAATTGTTACTTAAGTATGGAGCATTAAAAGAATCTTTTACATATTTCCTGATTCCTTTGTTTGTAATGGAATTAGTTAAAATTTCAAAATTATCATTTATTTCTTTTAATTCTTCTTTAGTAAAATTATATATTTCTGGAGTAGTTCCAAAAACCATTTCAGGAGTAGAAAGAGCAGGGCTACCAAAAATTTCATCTTCTGAAACTATTTCCTGCATTGAAGTTCCTTCCATCTCTGCAATTAATTCTGGATAAAAAGCCAGACCAACGCAACGACATTGAATATCCTGACCAGGATGGAGAAGAACAGCTCCGCTTGGTCTGTCCTGCCAGGTTTTCCCGTTATCATAGGAGCAGACATTAGCATCATCCCACCTACAAAGTAATCCTTCCATGATTGAATGTGAATCACGAACTCTATCATCAAAAGCTGTGGACCAAACATATAAATCCAGACCCAGCTCTTCCATTTGAGCTTGATTTATTTGACCATTTAATTTTCCAATCTGGTCACGAGCTAATAATTTACAATGTTTATCTGAAAGGCCGGTAGTTGCTTTTTGAATCTCTTGGTTCAATTTATCCATAGACCAACCATTTACTATGGCCTGCTCAGTTAATGTATTTATTTTTGAAACATAATTTTTTGCATTTGAAGTTATCAAGGTATAATTATCTTCCATCCATGAATTCTTCATATCATCCCACCAGGAAGCAGAAGTAGGCATGTTTACATGGATTCCCTGCTTTAATATTCTTTCAAATTCCTTTTCCCCAAAATCCATTGTTTCATCTGCGGTTTTTCCCAGAATAGTTAAAATAACATTATTATTTGAATCGTCTGGTAAATCTGCTATATCAGGCATGTAAATTGATAACCAATCTTCAAGACTATAAATCATTTTTCTGAAAGAAGGTCCTGGTATAGTATCAAGTTTAATTTCTTCAGAATCACCATGAAGTAAAGACTCTGCATTTTTATCCAGATAATTTTTTACATAATCAGTTAATGGTGTGAAAAATCCCTTTAATTGTCGGTAGTATTTCTGCTCAACTCCATGCGGGTAAGCTCTACGGGAAGTGAGGTTTTTAGTAGGTTTCTTTTTCTGATTCCTGAAAAGAATCTTTAGTAATTGAATCTCTGTTTCATTTCTTACAGACATTTATTTCTTCCTCAAAACTCCAAGTAAATTGTTTTTACTCCTGATTTTAATTTCTGCTCCGTTCTGGGTAAATCCATTCTGCTCAAAAACAATCAGGGAATTATTTAATTTACCAAGATAAATGGCCACATGACCATATTGGTTTTTATCGGTGTGGTCCCAGATTAAAACATCACCCTGAATATAGTTTTTAGTATAACTTTTATGAAAATATTTCTGCTCGATAGGCATTTTGATGTAGTCCAGAAATAAATCTTTTGCTCCACCTGAAGTAGAACAAGGACCGGTATGTTCTGGAATATTCAGGACATCTTTACAATATTGACGGAAAAGGTCTACGCATTGAGCACCATAGACACCATCAAAATCAACTTCCTTTACAGAATATTTTATTACAAATTCTTCAAGAGTCATGGACTACTCCTTATTCTTCAAAAACTTATCCAGAGAAATATTTAAGTCAATAGGCGCGCAGATTCCCAGAATAGCAAAAGAAACTTTAATCAATTCATCTACTTCACAATCGAAAATATGTAAACATTTGAGAACGAACCCAACCAACAAAATTGTTCCTGCAATAATCTTTCCAATCAAAGAAACTTTCTTTGCTTTTAACTCTTTCTTTTCTGATTCATTTTTTGATTCTTCCATTTCTTTTCACCTCTTTTCTAAAACAATCTATACAAAGACTTTTATTTTTCATCCGCCACTGAAAGAATGATTGACCACAACATTCACAGACATATTTCATTGATTTGAGTATTCCTTCCTAATATTTATTAAGTTTAATATTATTTCTTTTACCCAGCCATTCATCCTAGACTCAAATTCTGGAGTCTTGAAAGATTCACTAACGACCAAAGAATAAACCAGACATTTGATTTCACTCTGCTTTATCTCAACATAGGTATTTGATGAATTAATATGATTAAAGGTTATCCACTCAATTATTTTATCATAAACCTTTTCAAGAATATTTTCGCAGAGAACTTTGGTTAATTCAGAACTTTCTTCATCAATCAATTTTCCTTTTCTGGACATGACGTAAAGATGCGCCCACTGGGTTTGATTCCTGATAATTGTCAGCTCCCGCTCATCTGAACCAATCCTTAATCCTTTACCTTTGAAAGATAAAAGACCAACCTTACTCATGCGCCACAAAATGAAAATGGCAAAAACCAAAAACAAAATAAACATCCATGCATTTGCGCTGGTTAGAATTTCTTTCAGACCTTCAATTATTTTTTCCATGATTATTTGTCCTCTACCGGTGGTAATTCTTCTTTTGAAGTTTCACCAATTTTCTGCCTGATTTCTTTCAGGGTGTCACCAAATTCAACTTCCTCTGCAACTTCAGGGGACATAATTCCCATGTCTATGTATTCCTGATAAGTGTCTGCTTTTAATTTTTCGGTTTGGGCTTTCTTTTCATCAAGCTCTGCCTGCTCCTTTTCTGTCATTTGTTCAAGTGGATTGAAAACGATTTTTGGTTCTGGAATCTTCTGCCATTCTGAAATTATATGAATCAATCTTTCAAGAATTGGCAGGAGTTCAGTCTGTTGTTTTGCTCTTACCATATCATAATATTGGTACATATCAGAATCACCGGTTGAATTAAGACCGCCAGGTGAAATACCAAAAAGTTTTGTCATAGGATAACCGGTAGATGCAGATGTCAGCATCATGAATTGGTATAGAACATCTGAAACTCCAGAGAATGAAATTGTGTCACGAACAAAGTCTTCGTCCTGGTCCATTAAAAGAGAATGGAAAGTTGATTTCATCATATCCATTGCCTGCAAACGATTCTGAACCAATTTTTCACCATCTTTACTGGCCATGATTTCAGCAAGGTCTTTGTATTTATATTTACCAATTGTCAATTCATGGAATAATTCAGATAAAGAACCAAAAGCTCCTGCAAGGTCTTTGAGTCTATCCTGAATTCTCTGGAATACCGACAGACCCCAGTATCTGTATTGCATTGGAATTATAGATGCATTGGAAGTAGGTATTTCAATTCCATGAAGTTCTAGAACTCTTGAGTAATGAACTCTTTTCATTTCATATTGTCTACCGGTATAGAAATTAACGGTATAATATTCAACCTGACCAAAATGCGGGAGTTCTGGGTTCATCTGAAATTCCATTGTTCCGTATTCAACATTATTTCTAGGAATAACCTTTAATGTTTCAAAAGATTTGATTTTGTTCAGGTTAAGTGGTTCATCTAATTTTTCACCATCATAGGCACCTATAAGGATTAAACAACCACCATAAAGTCTTGCCCACTTCAAAGCTTTTGTAATTTTATCATTGGCTTTTATTTCTTTGAAAATCATATCGTAGATTTTATTCTGCTTTTCCAGACCTTCTTTTTCATTTTCAAATTCATAGTGCCAGCCCTGCTTCATCATATCATCTGGGAGTGTATCAATAATTCTAGCTCCCAGACCATCGTCAGCATAGATTATTTCCAGCTCTGCATCCAGCAAGAAACCATTTGGTGTGGCTTTGGTAGATTTCTTTTTATCTGCCTTTCCACCAAGGCCGGTAAAAAGATTTGTCCAGCCATCCGACTTAATTATATTTCTGATTCTTATATCATCCATATCTTTTCACCATTTCCTTGATTGATTACCATATTGTAAAATCTTTATTGCTACTGCGAGTGAAAGTAGCACCTTGAAAGGTCATTTCAGTATCACTGACCTTTGCATAAGATTCAACACCCAAAGCACTGATTAATATTGGATATGCTTCAATAAGATATGGACTGCTCGAAGTGTCGTTAATATTAACGACAAGAACCTTTTTCTGATTCAATTCAGTCAAATCAGCAGGTGTTTCATCAAAATTAAAATACATTACACCTCGTTCTTCTCCACCACTTGTCATAGCCCAAGCATAAGCAGTTGCACCGCCACCGCTCGGAATGTTGTTCAATGTAACTGTATTTTTTTTCATTCCGTCTTTACCCTGAGTTGGTTCAACTTCAACCGGTTCAGAATAATTTGAAACATCAATTGTGGTTTCATGATTATCTTCCAAATCAGCTCCAGAACCACCACTGCCAGGATTTTCATCAATTGTTCCATCCGCATGCAGATATTTAGCAGGCTTTGGTTCTGCCTGGTCATAAACCTTTTTCCAATAATCTGTAGCATCTGAAATTACATTTCCATGTTCATCTACTACCGCACCATTTGCTTTCAAGAACTTCAAAGCGCTAGGCTCACTTACTTTGTACTCACTCATGATTATTTTCCTCCAATTTCATTTTCATCTCATTATATTTATTTATTTCAGATTTGTACGACTCTTTGAAAATCAACAATTGTCTAAAATAATTTTCATCTTTAACCAGAATCCCATTTTCAGTTATTTCATAATCTGGAAGTTTTGGAAACTCTGGCGGGTTGATTTCTGGAACATAATACTTTATCTGGATTTCCTTAGTCGTTTTGCAACTGAGCAAGAACATCGTTAATAGACATACAAGAAATATTAGCGAGTTTTTCCGCCAGCTCTTTGTTATGTTTCTTTTCAATTTCATTTTCCTCCAGAAGTTTTTCAAATCTATTATTTAATTCAAAATAGGAACTTTTACAATCATCCATCTGATTCTGAAGTTCTTTGTTTTTGGATTCCTGACTTTTAATTATTATGAACATTATTATGCAGGTAAGAATCAATGCTAAAATTACAACTAAAAATACTTTTATCATTTCACTTTCCTCCAATTCCAATAATATTACATAAAGCAGAAAAATGAAAGTATTTTTATTTCTACATTGACCAAAGAGCGTGACTTTTTGATTTGTTTGGTTTACAGATTTCCCTGAACGTTGTAGCGCATGAATCTGGTGCATCGTCTGGTTCTGAACCTTCCCTATAATCAATTATCTGATTTAAGTATTCAGGGTCAGTGTCTGGACTCCAGTAAATAGAATCCCAGTATTCGTAAAGATTTGTGGAAATCTTTATATGTTTATTTTCTGATTCTGCATAGGTTTTGGTCCTGACTCCCAGCTTTTCCATTTGATTTGCAAAATAACCCTTGTCTGGGTTTGTTTCATTGAGCAGGAATCTACATTTGTATTTCTTGTAAAGTCTTGCGACCTCATTTGCCCAAGCCTTACAATTACCAGGATATGTAAAACCAATCCCTTGAAACTTCTTTGCTAGAGTTGGGTCGTCATTATCCAGAGGTGAAATTATTGTCAGGGCACAGAAGTGATTTCCATCATAGGCGCAGTCAATATGAGCATAAGACCTTTTTGTATAATCCCAGCCTTCCGCCATTTTTGGTTCAGAGAAAAGACTTGTTTCATCTCTGCGAATCTCAAGTTCATAATTGGCAGAATAAAGAAAAGGTGTTGTGGTCCTTCTCTTTTTTTCAATAGCATCAGGACCTAAAAAATTAAATTCTGGAAGAGGATAGGTTGCGATGTCTGCGAACTTATTTATTTCTACCCAAGCATCTTCTTTATGCCAAGGTGTACCAATCCAGATAGAGTTCTTGTCAGGGTCAATAATATTTGTAGCAATTTCATTGACCATTTCTTTTGTCTTTTCCCGCTCTGCTTTTGAGATTCTATCTTTTAATGTGATAATATCGTCACAGATAATTCTATCATAATGCATACCGGTCAAAGAACCATCAATTCCATGAGCAGTCAGTGAAACTTCTGGAGTAATTGTTGTTTTGAAATTGTATCTGAGTTTACCTTCTTTTGCCATGGTGGCTTTAGGTGTGAATCCGTGAGCTACTTCAAATAATTTTTTAACTTGTGAAAGCTCCATTGCCTGCTTTACCGCAGAAACAATGGTACAAGAATCCTGATATGATTTACGAATCAAAGCTACTCGTTCGTTAGGATTCACAAGAAAATTCCTGATAGTTCCAACAAGGTCTATTGCGGTAGATTTATAACCACCACGGAAAGCCTGCAAAGCTCTAGGTTCTTTTGAATCCCAGCAATATTTAATCCATTCAGAATGTAAAGGAGTCAGCTTTTCTTTTCCAATCAACCAACCAAGATAATGGGGTTGATTTATCACGAGTTCCAGAAACTCTTCATTAATTTCAAAATTATTTCCATCCATGAAAAAGATTATATATTATCTTTTGATTTTGATAAATAAAAAAAATCCCTGACAAATAAGTCAGGGATTTCAGGACCAGAAAGCAGAATTCCTTTTTATACTATATTCATGATTTTATTAACTCTCTGGATGATTTTTCTGGAATCATATTTTTCATTTTTGATGTTCTCTTTTGAACATTCCAGAGCCAGTTCACGAACCTTTTCCCAAGAATCAAAACCCATTTCGTAGAGCGAGCTAAAATCACCCTCATGAAAATCAGGGTCTTTTAACAATTCCTGATATTCTGGGTCACAAGGCAGGATATAAAAAATAAATTCCCAGCTTGTACGATTGAAAAGGAATTTCAAATAATCTCTTTTTTCCAAAGGGTCAAGACCACGAAGTTCCTGCTTCAAGGTTTTCTGTGGAGCAGGTTTCTTTTCTTTCTTGATTTTCTTAGGTGGGTTAAAAGTTTCTGGA